CACAGATCCTCGACAACAAACCAGGACGCGATCACGCGCCCTAAACGATGCATACTAAGCCGGCCTAGGGATGAACAGTCCCCCAACAACGAGATTGATAGTCCCGTGGTTGTTTCGGCGATCAGACTTTAGTCTGCATGTACCGGGGCCCTCAAGGCCCCATCACAGTCGGAGCTTGTCCAACCGGACACCAAGCACTTTCTGCACAGGTTCGGCAGCCCATCCAACGATGGTGCTATAAGCCGGAACATGTGCTTTAATGCTTTGTGCCTTGTTGTACAAGAGCTCTAACTTACTCCACACTCTCTCAAGGTTGGATTCTTCCTCGCCCGGAGCGACGCCCAATTCGTCGCTCATGAGATATTCACACAAGACGGGAACGTCTGTGTCCTCCATTCCGACCTCCACCACACGTGTGGCAGGGACCAGGAACTTAGAGGCAAGGCTACGCGCAGAGCGTGCGTAACCCGGGACACTCACCACGGATAGGTTGGCCACATCCTTCTCATCGACATCATGCTGTATAAGGAAGGCCAGCTTACGCTGACTATCCCGCACGACGTGATCGGTATCGAGAAGGGGAAGGCCAAGACCACCAAACCGGGTGGGCAAGAAGTACGACACAAAACCAGGAACAGACACGAGTAGGGGCTTGTGCAGGCGGATGAAGTCTGACATCAGAATCTTTGCCTCCTCAGGCGAAAAACCCTTAATCAGCTTATGCGCATTTGCACGCAGCTCGTGGACGCGACGCTCAAGGTGAGGCGTCCCGTCGTTCTTTGTCTTTTCCGATAGCGGCATGTAAAGCAACCGCCAATTCGTGGCCGCCACTTCGTCCAGACCGACGAAGATGGTTTCATTGACCTCAGGAAGGTACCTAAGCTTAGGGACGAACATAGTACTGTTGATGTTAACAAACTTCGACGATACAAAATTCTTCCCTGGCGAAGGCGCCAACCCGGCCAAGGTGGCCAGACGTCTCCACTCAGTGAAGACCAACTGGTTTGATCGATAGGCGATATCATCACCATTAATCAGGAGCGGTAGATCGGAGAGAAGCCCCCCCTGTCCTGCATTCCGGTAAGCGCACCACGCAGTGGCGGCGTTAACGAAACACAGGACAGGGAAGGAAGTCGGCGAACCCATCAACTGACCCCATTTCTGG